CCCCGGAGGGGGGAATGGGCAACCTACCCTCCACCTTCACCCCCGGTCGTAACCTCGTGTTCCTCACCATCGCCGCGTCGTGGGCCGTGAGCATGGGGGCATGGGAGGTCTACACCGGAGTGTGTCAGACGGACTACAGCGGATATCCCGACTGCCAACTTGAGACGATTGCCGCGTTGGAGGTGGCAATCAATCTTGGGTTGCCCGAGGGGCATGGCATCTGCTTCGACACGCCACTGATGCACATGACCAAGGCGGAGACGGTGAAGCTCGCCGCCTCCCTCGACGGTTGCATGGAGGCACTCGCGGAGAGCGTCACTTGCTACCACGGCGAGGTTCCGGGGTGTGGCACTTGTCCCGCTTGTGTACTGAGGGCCAAGGGGTTCGCGGAGGCCGGTATTGCCGACCCCGCACAACCGCAACACGTATTGCGGTAGGCTCACCATGCCTCGTATGTTCTTTGTGGTGCCCGACAAGGAGTGGGCGACCATACCGCTCGTGGAGTTGCAGCGGCTCGGCTTGTTTGAGCAACCCAACCTCCTTGTGAGCTACTTCTACTTTCCCACGCTGGAACATCTCAAACGGCTCAAAGCCGCATTACCCCCCTACGTGGAGCCCACATGGTTCCTCGACTCCGGGGCATTCAGCGCGTGGACCACAGAGACAAGCCTACGCTTGAGTGACTACCTCGCATGGCTCAAGGGGGCATTCGACATCCTCGGGCGCGACCGCATCTACGCCTATGCGAACCTCGACGTAGTGCGCAACCCGGCCCTCACTTGGCGCAACCAACGGGTCATCGAGCGTAGCGGCTTCCGGCCCCTACCCGTCATTCACAGCAACGCAAGCCCCGAGACGGTGGAGCAAGTCGTCGAGGAGTATGACACCTTCGCGGTCGGCGGGTTGGTCGGGGGTGGGAGCAATAGCACGCACTATGAGGAGTTCCTTTCCGGGGTGTTCGACAAGGCGACAACCCGACATGGCATCCACACCATCCACGGCTTCGGCGTCACTAGCTACCCCATCATGCGCCGCTTCCCCTTCAGTTCGGTGGACAGTAGCTCGTGGATGGCCGGCGCAAGGTGGGGCCGGTTCCGCCTCTTCGACCCCCGCACTTGCGTGCATATCGATGTCGACATGACCAGCGGGCGGGGGAGCTACGTGAAGGCGATTGAGTTGCTGAGTGCGTGCTACCCCTACAGCATGAAGGAGTTGAAGGAACTGAGGCGTGCGCGAAGCCGTCAGTGGCGTGCCGCGATTGGCACCTTGTCGATATTGAGCTACCGCTACATCGTAGAGCGGTTGAGGAGACACCAGAATGAAACGTAAGATCGTGTTCAGTGCGGATGCCGGGTTGCTGTACGAGGATCGCTATGGGGGGTGGATTGCCACGCTCAAGGAAGCGGTCGAGGCACCGGAGGGGGCAAGGTACGTGAACCCCCCGTGGAGTTGGGTGCCGTTCCTGCTCTACCACGGAGTGGAGGTGGAGACTCCGCAACTGTTCCACTCGACTGACGTGTTGCTCACTGACGCGTTCGGGCTCTGGGAGAAGGCACGGGCGACAGGGCAGGAGCGGGAGCTTGTGGAGATGGCGAGCGCCTTGCGCCCCGAACTGAGCGATTGCTTGTGGCAAGCGGATTGCGTATGGCGCATCCGGTGGCGCAACCACACTCGCCGCGCGACCAACCAAGTCTTCATCACGACTAACAACGGCTCATTCCACAGACCCGAAGTGCTCAGCTACTTGGAGGACCTCCGTCGCTGGGAGTCTACCTTGCCGGGGTGTGAGCTTTGCGTGGTTGTGCCATGCGCCGCAGACAAGCCATACCCCGCTCCCATCCACAAGGCTGTCCGTGCGGTGATACCCCCGGAGTGCCGGATGCTGATTGCGACTGGCGTGTTCGGCATTGTGGCCGAGAAGTTCTGGGCCTCAATGCCCCACTATGACTCCGGTATCCCCTACCGTTGGCGCGTGATGACGCGCACGAAGGAGCACTTCAGTCTGGTGGAGTACGGCAAGGTCGTGGTCTATTCGGACTTCTACGCAGACGCCGTGCGGCTTGGACTGATGGACATCGGCCAAGTGCACAAGGCGCGGTTCCCCGTGGCAGAGGCCGGGGCTCACACCTTGGGGGAAGCGGGGTACGCGAACCTCTTGAGTGAGCCCTTGCTCGCAGCGCTGAAGGAGGCATTCCAATGAGACGTCCAGTCACCCCAACGCAGGGCCACAAGGTCTACCCCGTAGCGTACGTGAACCCCTCGACGCTGAAGGGGGCCGAGTACAACCCCCGCACTATTGAGGACAAGGAGCTTCAGCAACTTGCCCACAACATTGCTCAGTTCGGCTTCCTCGATGCCGTCTCCGCGTGCAAGGAGGACAACGAACTACTCGGCGGTCACCAGCGGGTGAAGGCCGCACTCATGCTCCTAGAGGGCAAGTACAAGCCGCTCGACAGCAAGGGCAAGCCCCTTGCGTTCACCCCGCCCACAACCATCCCGGTCATCTACGTCGAGGGGTTGACACCCACGCAACGGCGAACCATCAACCTCAGTCTCAACCGCATCAGTGGCAATTGGGATTACGATAAGTTGGTGGGGATGGTGAAGGACTTGCACGCGAGTGCTATGGACCAACTCGACGCTACCCTGGAGGGGGTAGAGGCTGAGTTGCGTGCCATTGAGTTGCTCACCCCTACAGGCTTCACCGCGGCGGAGATTGCTGACTACTTGGACGTGAGTACCAAAGATGGGGATGGCAAGGGACCATTGCCAACCAAGGGCACACCCAAGCTCACGCTGGAGTTCACCAGCAAGGAGTTGAGGGATGCTTTCAAGGCGTATGTGGCGGAGGGGGATGAGGACGCGCCTAGCGGCGACAACATTGCAAAGCGTCTGGGCATCACCACAACCCCCGCGAAGCGCAAGAGCAACTAGACCGCAATACGTATTGCGGCGGAGACACCATGGCGCGGAAGCTTCTGACACCGGAGCAAGCCGTCGAAGAGTTGGAAGCGGACAAGCGCTCCCACGTCGAGCAGAGCCTTATCCCCCTAGTGTTAGCCAAGGCGCAAGAGGCACGCACTAGCATCAAGGGGTTCTTCAACTTCGTAGCGAAGGAGGAGAACACCAAAGCTCGCATCCGCGCCTTACCCCATCAGCAACTCCTGTTCGACTTCATACAAGCTCACCCCAAGTGCATAGTGTTCATGCCTCCCGGAGCGTCGAAGACGTTCTGCATGGGCATTGTTACCCTGTTCTTGCTAGGGCAGAACAACACCGAGCGCGGAGCGCTAGTCTCAGCCACCCAAGGTCAGGCGGAGAAGCCTCTTGCCATGGTGCGAGACTACATCGAAGCAAGCAAGGAGTTGCGCTTAGTGTTCCCCGGACTCCAGCCTAGCGCTAGGCGCGGGGACCCGTGGACCCAAACCAGCATCACGGTCAACCGTCCCCCTGCCATCCGTGACCCTTCCCTTGTGGCCGTTGGCATCGACGGCGCGCTACCTGGGAGCCGGTTGTCGTGGATGGTCATCGACGACATCCTTGACCGGCAGAACACCGCAACCAAGTCGCAACGGGATAAGGTCTACGACTTCATTGAGACAACGTGCCTGAGTCGTATGGACCTTACGGGCGGGAGGGTGGTAGTCACCAACACGGCTCACCACCCCGACGATGCTCAACACCGCTTGCTCAAGAAGCACCGTTGGCCAGCGATCAAGATCACCCTAAGTGGCAACGTCTACATCTACAACACAGATTGGGACTCCCCCCTCATCCGCCCTAGCGTGCACGGCCCCAAGGACGCCGAGGGTCCCTACCGCTTAGTTGCCAATGATGCATTACACCCTAGCGGCTTCGACGAGCATGACGAGCTAAGCTTTTGGCCTACTAAGTTCACCGCTAAGGTGCGGGCTGACTTGAAGAAGGGCTACACCCCTCGACGCTTCATGCAGCTTTACGAGCAGCAGAGCAGCGACAAGGACTCCCAGAGGTGCCAGTACGAGTGGATTGAGAAGTGCAAGGTCATGGGGTTGCAGCTTGCGGACCATTACGATGGGTCGTTCTACACCGCAACCGGGGTGGACTTGGCGGTACAGGAAGGGGAGGAGAACGACAACACGGCATTCGTTACGGTGGAGTTCAGGCCCGACGGGGTTAGGCGCTTGCTCGACGTGGAGATAGGACAGTGGAACGGCCCCACTATCGTGGAGAAGATCATCGAGAAGACCAAGCGCTTCAAGTCCGTTGCTAGGGTGGAGAACAATGCCGCGCAGGACTACATCCTTCAGTTCACCCGCAAGAAGCAGAAGAGTGTTCGCATCATCCCCCACACAACGGGGCGGAACAAGTCACACCCCGAGTATGGTGTAGAGGGCATCTTCATCGAGTTTATGAACGGTGCGTGGATGATACCCTGCAACGAGGACGGCACCATGGACCCCATGGTCGAACAGCTTGTCGAGGGGTGCCTAGACTACCAACCAAGCAAGCACACACACGACGCGCTCATGGCGTTGTGGTTTGCCGTAGAGCAGGGACGCAAGATTGGCGCATACAAGGGGCTAGGTAGCGCGGGAGGCAACCTAGGGCTGATGGCACGGTAGACGCGCCGCAATACGTATGACGACGGCGAGCACGTCAGTACGGCATAACCCCCCCGTACACTAGCAACCAAGGAGGGCGCAATGGCGCACACTGGAAGTGAGGACTTGCACGGATTCATCCGCTCCGTGGTCTACATGATGCGCGGGGTGATTGCCCCGCGTTGGCACTTCGCCATCGTGGCATGGGATGGGCAGAACCTTGTCTACGAGAAGACCGACCCCGACAACGTGGCAACGTCTCACGCGCTGAGAGCGCTCTCCCTCATTCTCAATCCACCGAACAAGGCGTGACTGGAGGCACACCATGAGACACCTGATGGTCAGAATCAAACGGAGCCGGCTCTATGCGAAGGCGTGGTGGGCCGTCAAGCAACTGAGGTGCAGACACACTCACACCTTCAGCATCACCCCGACATACGAGTGGCAGTCTGAGGGGAAGCGAATGCCCGACAAGCATCGAGGCATCAAGCTGGAGGGGTGCTATCTCTGCGGCAAGGTGTGGTGTCGGGATGACATGGGGCCGAACGGTCCTACGCGAGAGTCAATCTAGGAGGCACACCATGAGACACCGAGTAACCACTGACCCCCGCGAGCACTTCGTTCGCACCGAGGAAGAACGCAGGGCAGAGAATGACCGCTATGTGTTCGAGAGGAACAAGCTCACGTCTCAGTTCGAGGCGGAGCTTGCTGCCGAGTGCCGCAAGGCGGGTATCCGCTCACCCGGCTCTGGGTTGCTGTCGAGTCACGTACGCACGAAACACCCCGAACTCTACGCGATAGTCATCGAGCCCTACGAGCGCCGTGCGAAGGAGTTGCAGACGCAGCACAACGAGCAGCACGACACGCTGACCAAGCGGTTGCACACCTTGGCAACATGGGCCTCAATCCGCACGGTCCACAATGCGGACCCCACGGTACTCGGCCCCCCGTGGATCGAGTACTACACTTCGCACGAGTCGGACTGGCACACCCAGACGGCTCCCCGTGCCTATGCGGAGGCGTCGGTCAATGCGCGCTTGTGGACCGTGGGGTACGCGGAGCCGAGGGTGCCTTGCGTGATTATGTGGGACGGCCCCGAGTGCAAGCTCTACGTCGCTGTCGAGGAAGACCTGGACCGGCGCATCCTCTACACTCGCTGCTATCACGAGGGGGTGCCAGTCGGGGAGTTCATGCGTCGGTGTTGGGCGCGAGCGTGGAACCCCCGAGTGCTCGACCCGTTCCTCCCAGCGGGGTTGGAGGACAAGCTCGGGCTCGACTACCAGGGGCGAGACAAGCATGCAACCGCGTATCAGTGTGCTCGGTGCAAGCGGCTCTATGAGGCCGACCAGAGCAGCGTGTTCAAGCATTGCGAATGCGGCTTCGACCTCCGGCCCATACACGGCGACCAGGAGCCCTAGCAGCCTCACCACGGGCTCGCAACCCCCACCCCCGGCCCCTTGCCACCCCCCTCCCTCCCCGACCCCGTATTCGGCTCCCCACGGCATAACCCACTAGGCACTGACCGCAACACGTATTGCGGTGCAAACCAGGAGGACACAATGCCACGCAAACCACACCGACCACTCGCTGACGTATTGCCCACCGATGAGGCACTTGCCCAGATGCGCAAGGCCGGGGGGACTTGGGCCGCATACCAGAACATCGCTCTCGACAGCGCCACCCTCGGCGCGTTGCGCTTCCTCAAGGTGGGGCCGGGATGCACTTGCGAGACGGCCCCGGAGCGCTTGCCCGACTCTCACCTTGGCATCGGGTGGCGCTTCTCTCACGTAGGCTACGTCGACCTCGCCACGGGCGAGATCAAGGAGACACCCAATGACTGACAGCTACTCGCCCCCCGTTGGGGATGTGGACTGGAAGGTCTACCGCGTAGACCAAGCCGGTCACTACCAGCCGACCGGCGCAGTCGTTCGGGCGCATACCTACTTTGACGCCCATCGACAAGCGGCTCAGTTGCTCGGGGAGCCCAACCTGGGAGACGTGAAGGTGGAGATGGTCGGCGGCAATGACCCCCCGGCCAAGGAGGACGCCACGACGGAGGTCCACTACACCGTAACGTTCCACGTCAGCTACACCTCAAAGGAGCAACTCCACAAGGGGCAACGCGAGCGTATCGCACGCGACATTGAGAATGCTACCAACGAGGCGCTCGACTCCCACCCCTACTTCCGAGACAAGAAGCAAGTCGACTACACCATAGCAACCGCGACAACCGAACAGGTCAAACGCGGGAGAAGGAGCCACAAGCATGGCTGAGCGAACTACCATCGAGGGATATGACATCGAGCAGGACTTCACCGGATTCAGCTACACGAAGCTGAAGGCGATGTACCGACACCCGCGCATCAAAGCGCTCAAGGCGGATGGCGTGGTGCGCGTTGCTGGCATGAGCTATTGGAAGGGGCCGGCGTGGTACATCCTTGTCGGCCAAGCGCTCAATCCCGACGACGACTTGCACGCTACGTTCGTCAACGACTCTCAGGGCGAGGCGAAGGTGCTCGTGGTGCGCGAGGGGGTGGGGCTCACCATCGACGGCATTGAGGTGCTCCGCAAGCTACTTCCCCGCCGCTCGTTGGAACTCTTCGACCTCGGGCGCAAGGTGGGGGAGATGCATATCCTCCGCCTCGGCAGCGGCAACGGCCCCCTCTACCCGCACGGCGAAGCGTTGGAGTTCCTCGCCGGGGTGGGGAATCTCTCCACGATGAAGTGAGGTGTTCAATGCCACGACGTTCAACCTATGTGTGCTTCGCTTGTGGCAGGAAGGGCCACCTCGCGACCCGCAACTATGACGCCTATCAATGCCCCGTATCGACGGGGCCATGGGGGGATGTCGTGGAGCCCGACGAGGATGGCCGTTGCGGTCATTGCGGGGGGAGTGGTTTCGCGTACAAGAACGGCATGCATACATCAAGGCGAGGGGTTCGCGGATACCGTTGCATGCGATGCGGGTGTATCAAGCGAGAGGACTGGAAGGAGCGAAAGCGCAAGAGGAGGCCACATGGCACGCAAGAGACTGACGGTTGAGGAGACTATCGAGTTCCGAGAAGGGGGGTTGCCCAAGGTGGGGGAGCTATGGGTCATTGAGCCCTACGGTCTGCACAAGGTGCTCAGTGTCCCCGAGACACCCGACGAGCACGGGGCATTGATTGTGAGGTGCGAGAGTGTTGCAACCAAGCGCGAGCTTGGACTCTCGCTCTCACACTGGATGCTCAAGCACCCCTCCTTCCCCAACGGTTGCCCCGCACGGAGGTATCAATGAGCAGCAAGCGCAAGCCGGCTCCGGTCGAGGAGAAGCGCACTCGCAAGCTCGGGGAGGTGCCCGACCGCATCCGCCTCCCCAAGCGGCGAGTGGGGTTCAACCAGGAAGCACGGGTCGGGGGCCACAAGCTCTACATCAGAACGGGTGAGTACGAGGATGGCACCCTCGGTGAGATATTCCTCGATATGCACAAGCAAGGCTCGGCGCTCCGTGCGATGATGAACTGCTTTGCAATGAGTATCAGTCTCGGGCTCCAGCATGGCATTCCGCTGGACTCCTACGTAAAGATGTTCACCTTCACTCGGTTCGAGCCCAACGGGTTGGTCACGGGGCACGAGAAGATCCACAAGGCTACGAGCCTCGTCGACTACGTGTTCCGCGCGCTTGCCATTCACTACCTCGGGCGCGAGGACTTGGCCCACGACCCGGAGGAAGAGATGATTCATACAGGGGTGTTCAACGGGGGCCGCGATGCTTGATGCAATGCTACGCAAGACAGAAGTGGATGCCGTTCGTCAATGGCGTCCGTATGCAACTCAAACGCATCGAGGGAGTGTTCAATGGGCAAGGGTAGAGACAAGCGGCGTAAGAAGCAGCGGCAACAGAACAACCACGCAAGGCGGAGCGAGCCGCGTTCTCTCGCGGAGGTCCAGGCAATTGGCGTCGACCTTGCGAGCGGCCCAGACTCCACCGTTGTCCAGGTCTGCGACGTAACGATTGACGGCAAGCTGATTGCCACGCAAGCCGTCGCAGTGCTCAACCCCAAGCTCTAGTCCCCCCCCCCACCGGCCCCCGGGTTGGGGGCCCCCCCCCGGGCGGGGATCCGCCCCCCACCAGACTGAGGCGCGGAGGCCACCCCCTAGAAAGGCACCCACCATGAAGTTCGTTCTCGTTCATCACCCGTCTGACCTTCGCCTCGTTGGAACCAAGCACGAGGCGGAGGGGGCTCACCTGCTCCGCACCAGAGGGGGCATTCTGCTTCCCGTAGGAAGGGGCATATCCCACAACACACTGCACGATTGGTCCCGTCGGGACTACGGCTTTGACGGACAGCTACCCCCGCAGAACCACGTTCTTCCTGGCCCGGTTCTGTACGTCACAGGGTGTGCGTCTAGCATCGCTTGGGCCATGATGCTGGATGCTACCGTGCCGGGTCCCTTGGGTGGGAGGGTGTCGGTGGTACCCTCCAGCGTACAACGTGGCAATGGGTTCTCCAGCGTGCAACCTTTGGGCAACACGGCACTCACCATCGACGACGCCGCAATACGTATTGCGGCGGAGCCCAAGGACGGTGAGCGTGAGTGTGTGTTGCTTGGTCAGTTCGACATTGCAGCAAACCAAGCGTGCTTCACCGCGTTCGACTTCTACTTCTCATTCCCCCGCAACTTCAGCGTTCGGTGGGTTGCGGTGTCGCAGCTAGAGAGGTGACCCGTGATTGCCTGGCTCAAGGACAAGGCATTGTTGGCGTACGCCATAGTGACCGCGCTATGGGAGCAGCACAACGAGCCCCCCGCCTCAACTCCCCCTCCACTTCCCCCCGAAGACAACACTCTACCATTGCCCCCTATCATCCCCCCTGAAGGACTTGCCATGCGTTGGAGAGAAGAACTTCCAACCAAGCCAGAGGTGAAACACAAGCCTCTAAGTGGTAGTCTTGCGGATCGACTGGAGAAGGCAAGGAGCAACCGATGAACGACGTGGCAGAAGTCATTCCCTTCACCCAAGTAGCGGACAGTTTCGAGCGCTACGGGTTCAGCCCTAATGCGCAGACGTTCCGTGCAACTCGCCTAGTGGATAGTGTACGGTGGAGGGAGTTTGACCATCACCAACGTTACTTCGAATGCAAGCAACACGACCAGAAGCGCTACGACTTTGACGGACGGGTTGTGGCTCAACGCTCGGTGGGGGCGGGGTACTCACAACCCCTCATCAGCGCGGAGCGGGCGACGTGGTATGTACCCCTCAAGGCACGGCGTCCTTCAACCCCGTATCGCCTAGGACGCAAAGCGGTACTCAGCTTCACAAGTATGGTGTTTGGCGAGAGTCGTTGGCCCGACTTGGTTGTGAACGGGGACAGCAAAGCACAGGACTTCATCAACGCGTTAGTGGAGGAAACTTCTCTGCCAACCAAGATGATTCAGGCTCGCAACGTGGGGGGCTCTGTGGGTACGGTAGGTCTGTCATGGTGCTACCATAACGGGACCCCCGTGGTAGACATCCACAACGGCAAGGGCATTGTTGTACATGAATGGGCAGACCGTTCGAAGCTACGACCCAAGCACGTCACTGAAGTGTATCGGTACGAGCGAGACCATTGGGACGCAAAGAAGCGGGCATATGTGCGAGAGTTGTGGTGGAGACGCCAGGACTGGACGGAGACCGCGGACGTTGTGTTCAAGGAGTACAAGGTCGAAGGCTCCACCGAACCACGGTGGGAGATTGACGAACAACTCACTACCATCCACAACGACGGCTTCTGCCACTTCATCTACATCCAGAACGTCCCGCCCCTTGAGGGGGTGGACGGGATGCCTGACTGCGATGGAGTGTGGGACCAGATGGACACCTTGGACATTCTCATGTCCATCCTCGCAAGGGGCGGGGTGTTGAACCTCGACCCCACACTCAAGCTCAAGATGGACCCCGAGCTTGTGGACATGGCGTTCGTGCGCAAGGGTAGCGACAACGCACTTGTTACGGGGGAGACCGGGGATGCCAGTTATCTGGAGCTTGGGGGGACCAGCGTAACGGCAGGCATTGCGTTGTTCCAGTTGCTACGAGCGCAGACGTTGGAGAGCATTGAGTGTGTGATCCCCGACCCCGACAAGGTTGCAGCAGCGGGAACGAGTAGCGTAGCGCTGAAGATGATCTATGCACCTATGCTGGCAAAGTGTGACTTGCTGCGGGACCAGTATGGCAAGGCCGTTCGCGAGCTACTGCGGCAGATGCTTGTGGTGGCACAACGTCTCTACAACCCACGAACTGAAGTGCGCCTTAGCGACGACGGGGACGAGGAAGAGGTGGATGTGGAGGGGTTTATCAAGCTACCTCCCAAGGTCACAGTGGAGCCCGTGTTCGACGAGAACGGGGAGGAGACGGGGGAGGAGACCGTACTGATGGAACCCCATACTCCAGGCACTAGCACGTTCATTGAGTTGTCGTGGGGTCCGTACTTCCGTCCAACGGCGGACGATACGCAGAAGACCGTTGGCACTCTTACGCAAGGCACGGGTGGCAAGGCCGTCATGTCTCAGAAGACCGCGGTTGAGTTGCTTGCTGCATTGATTAGTAGGGATCCCCAGACCATGCTTGAGGAGTTGTACAAGGAGCAAGACGCCGAAGCTGAGAAGCGTGCCGCATTGGTGGGGGCAATGGGCTCACAACCTGGTCAGCCGGTTGCGCCAATGGAGCACGAGGAGGAGGCAGAGGAGGAGGCAGAGGAGGAGACCGAGGAGCCCAACGTGGTTGAGGCGTCTGCTGAACAGCAACCCGTCGACACAACGGGAGAGGACCCGGTTGTGGTGGACGAGTCTGGGCAAGAGGCTCCACCCCCCGCAAAGGAAGTCAGCATTGCACTCACAGCGACCGACGTGGCGAACATCGTTACGGTCAACGAGGCTCGTGCCTCCCAAGGGTTGGGGGTTCTGCTCCTTGCCAGCGGGGAGCCCGACCCGGACGGCCAACTCATGGTTGCAGAGTTCAAGGCCAAGCGAGCAACCATGATTGCGATGGTTGCAGGGGCAGAAGCCGGAACCGCTCCCGGCGATCCCCCCGCCCCCCAAGGTGGGTTTGGGGGGTTCTAAGGACCTAGCCCATGTCCCCCGCTAATCGCCCCCCTAGAGGCTCGGCTTCCGCCCCCGCCCCCCAACCCAAGGGTCGCCCCTCCAAGGGCACCTTGCCCCGAACAAGGGGCGGGGTTGCCCCGAAGCAACCGTCAGGGGTGGCTACCCCTGCAACTACCCAAACCCCCCAAGCTAGGGAGCGCGTCATTCGCGCTACCATCATCAACCGCCAACAAGCATTCAACTATGCCAACCAAGTGGGAAGTGACCGAGTGGTTGCTACCCTGCGGAAGGCAATGGCCGACCTGGAGTTGCGCTTAGCAACCGTGCCCAAGTCGCTCATTGTGGAGGGGGCATTCACCCCGACCGCAATGCGCGCAACCATGCACCAGATTGAGGACCTTATCGCAGAGCTTGTGATGCCGGGAGTGCGGCAAGGTGTAGTGGATAGCAAGCGCGTTGCTGCGGCTCTGGGCAAGGTGGATGGACTTCGCAATCTGGTGGACATGGACTCGCGCTTTGCGGGGGTTGTGTCTACGGCTCGCTTGGGGGTTGCCTCACAACTCGACCCCTACGCCAAGGGACCTAACTCCACCGTGCTCCGACGCCTTGCTACCGAGTACCCCAACGAGGTACCAGGCAAGGGCATCATGGAGCGCTACGGTATGGAGGTGATTGGTAGGTTCGAGGAACGGCTCATGGTGGCAACCATAAGCGGGAAGCCGTGGAACGAAGTACGTGAGGACCTGATAAGCGAGAGCGAGTGGTTGCAAGAGGCCCCCATGTCGTGGGCGCAACGCATCGTTCGCACGGAATGTTTCACGGGGGATTCAATCGTGTCGTCTGCGATGGTGCGGGCAGTCTATAGACGGTGGTATGAGGGAAAGATTGTGAAAGTCAGAACCCGCAATGGTCGCGAGTTCTCCGCAACCCCTAATCACCCGATGCTGACGGAACGAGGGTGGTTTGCGTCTCATCAACTCAAGGTGGGTGATAACCTGATCTGCCACCTCTGGGATAAGGACTCTAGTTCTACGAGAGATGAGTATGTAGCAAGAAGACCAGCCACGATGGCTGAGGTATTCAATACGGCGGCGACAATAGGGGTCATTGAACGGAGACGTGGAGGAGAGCCAGACTTCCACGGCGATGGGATGAATGGCGATATCGATATTGCGCGTCCCGCAAGGCTCTTGGAGGTTGGTGGATTCTCCCCTATTACGGAGCCATTGTGCCACGATGTCTTCGCCCCAACCGATAAGTCTGCTCTTGCTTTCTGCCCCTCGTGTGGTGGATTGCTCCCTGTCGATAAGACTTCTCACTTGTGCGGGGCTTCTGAGTTCAACGCCATTGCGTTCGAGTCTTGCGGCGATGGCTCTATTGGAAACTCCCAAGTCGGAAGCAATGTGGCTCAGTGGTTCCCCGGAATTGTATCGAGTTACTATAACTCGCTCATCGAGGGGAATGGTTCTGGGGTGACCAATGACAGTGAAGCGGTTGATTGCGGCTTCACTTCTGGTTCGCAAGAGCCCCTCGGCAATGAGAGTCTTTCTGAGACGGAATCTGCCGATGCCACATCGAAGGGAAGCAGAGTCGAGACTTGCGCCTTGGATGTAGAGTTGGATTGCATTGTCGAGATCGTCATTGAGGAGTTTGCGGGTCATATTTACAACCTTACAACCCCGCACGGGTACTATGCAATCAATGGTATCTATACGGGCAATTGCATGGGTGCATACAACCGTAGCATCCTTGAGAACGGTGAGGAGGCCAACGAGGTTGTGGGCGGTGACATGGTGAAGATCCTAGTGGCGGGGTTCGACGACCGTACGGGTTGGGACAGCTATCAGGTTCATGGGCAGATTCGCAGGCTTGATGAGCCCTTTGAGTGGGTGACCAAGAACGGGGACACTATCGCCTACATGACCCCGCCCAATCGACCCAACGACCGCGAGGTAGTTGTGTTCCACCGTATGGCGTGGCCTATCCCTGACGAGTTGAAGCCAGTGTCAGACTCAGAGTATGAAGCGCGGTTTGCGGAGCAGAACAAGAAGGGCTCTCCCCCGGAGCGTCCCAAGATGACAACGGTACCGCTTGAGATGTTTGGAAAGTGAGGTTGTTAATGCGACCGATGCGGCCCTTCTGGAGATACTACGGGGGAAAGTGGAGAGCCGCTCCCCTGTATCCCGCCCCCCTCTACAACACCATCGTAGAACCCTTTGCAGGCTCAGCAGGGTATTCGATGCGATACCCAAACTACCGAGTCATTCTTGTGGAGAAGTATCCCGTCATTGCCGAGATGTGGCGGTATCTGATTAACGTGCGTGTCAGTGAGGTGATGCGGATTCCGTGTGTGGACCATGTTGACGAGTTACCATCGTGGGTTCCACAAGGCGGTAGATACCTCGTGGGGTTCTGTATGAATGACGCAACTGTATGCCCCTCGAAATCATTGTCTATTGGCAAGCGTCGATATAGGGAATTGGGGTATTCCACAGAGGGGTGGACTGAGGCAAGACGTGCAAGGGTAGCGAGTCAGCTGAATCGGATTGGGCACTGGGAGATCATCGAGGGGGACTACACAGATGCACCCGACATCGTAGCAACGTGGTTCGTGGACCCCCCTTACAACAACCGACACGGTGCGTGTTATGTGCATCACGATCTCAACTATGAGGATTTAGGTGAATGGTGTCAAACGCGTAGGGGACAGACGCTTGTGTGTGAGAACGAAGGGGCTACATGGCTTCCCTTCAATCCGTTCGACTCTAGAGCAACAACTACAACAGGGTTGAATGGAAAAGATAAGCGACTTCGCGAAGTGTTGTGGCAACGACACACCCTCTGACCGCAATACGTATTGCGGCGGAGTTGAACCCAACACTCCGCCGCTGATACACTGGCAACACCAACCAAGGAACGAGGCTGACAAATGGCGTTCAAGAACATGAAGCAACCAACAGTGACCAATGGGTCTGTGGACACCACACAAGGCCGAGACGGGTATGCGGGAGACTACGAGTTGGCGGAGGCTCAACTCGAGTACCAGGACGGCAACCCCGATTGGCAAGCAGACAAGGAAGGGAGCGAGAACGGTGAGCCAATCGCCTACGACAAGGTTGGAGGAAGAGTCCCCTTCAAGACAACTAGCTAGTCAACTCCGCAAGTGGCGTTCCCACGCAAGCAAGGGGTCGGCGGTACTTGCTCGTATAGCTAAGGAAGCCAAGGCTCCCATCGATGCGTACGAGCACTTGAGACGCCGCTTGACGGGAGAGGACGTGGGAGGCAGTATCTCCAAGCGTGTAGTTGCTCAACTCGAACGTAGCGAGCGAGCCTACAAGGGATGGGAAACACGGTTGAGCAAGGAGCAAGATGATGGAAGACCAGAAGCAGAAGCCGGATCCGAAGGATGACGTCAACCCCAAGTTCACCCCGGATGGGGGTGATTGCTTGGCCGATGCCATCGACGAACACGTCAAGCAATACCACGATGGAGACGAGTCCGCCGTTGGCAGCTTGGCAAACAAGCACGTTCCGTTCAAGGTGAAGTGAAGCCATGGGGCAGACCAGACTCGATGCCAGTCTCAGCGCTGGACCGCCGAATGCCGGGGAGTCTGTCTTCCCCGGTACAACCGCCAACATCCCGATCAACCTCACCCCCAACCCCAAGACATGGCAACACGCAACCGGGGTGTTGACTCGTGTCGTCTCGGTTGCTTCTCCCGCGTTCCTGGCGTTGGACGGGGTGGGGGCAACCGCAACTGTGACCGAGTGCGGATACCTGTACTTCCGCTCCAGTTCGCCCCTCCTGTTGCGTGTTAGCCAGAACATTGCAGGGGTGGGAGTAACCACTACGTTGCACCGTGTGCATGGCTTGTTCATGTGGGAGCCTCCCGCCAGCGAGCCCATTGTGTTGCTTGAAGTGCAAGGCAACGGAACCATCGAGTACTTCGCCCAAGGCGAACGCTAGAAAAGGACCAGTCCAATGACCGAGAAGCTTCGTGACTCCATCAACCGCAGTGACCCCAACGTCGCGCACGACATCAACCGCGTCTTGCGGTTCGGCAACGTGCTGACCGGACTTCGCCGTGCGATCCGCGGTCAGGTACCTGTCGCCCTCACCATCGTGTTGCCCAATCTGGCGAAGGCAGAGCGAGTGCTCAGTGCCTACTCCCGAGCGGGTGGTACCACGGGTCCTTTGGCGGTCTCTGCTACCCCGCTCACCCCCGGAGCCGGTGAGGTTGGGTGGACCCCCACGGGTGACATCCTGTTCAACGTGGCCGACGGAATTACCAGCGTGGACGTCGAATACGAGCCTGTCGTCAACGTCGAAGAGGTGACCCTCACCGGATACCCCGTCGTTGCTGACACCCTCACGTTGCCAGCGAGCGCGTTGCTGGCGGTTGCGTTGCTGGAGGTGACAGGGTACACGGCTCTCGGCGTTGCAACGCAGAAGACCGTCATGGTTGCAGGAACCGTTCCCAATGCGACGGAGTGTGCGCTCGATGCGGCCAAGGCAACCATTGCGTTCAACGCTGCCGATACCGTCGTCAGGGCGGACGTGGTGATGCTGAAGGAAGGCACCGACATCGGCGTTCCCCTGGAAGCGCTCAGCACCTTCATCTAGCCTCTTGTGTGGTAGCTCCGAGTGAGGTAGAGAGATCGGAGCAAAGGGGGTTAGAGGTTCACCCCCCTACCGCTTGCACCGCAATACGTATTGCGGTGCGTTGCCATGTAAGGAGGCCAGTGTATGCCACCCACCGACGACACCGACACCCAAGTGAACAAGGATGAAGCCAACAGTGCTCCTGAGCAAGAGAACAAGGAGCCGGTTGCCAAGGAGCATGAGCAAGAGAACAAGGAGCCGGTTGCCAAGGAGCCGGTTGCCAAGGATGAAGAGGAGGAGGAGCGCAAGGAAGCGGAGAAGCGCAAGGCTGTAGACGGGGACGAAGTGGACGTCGACGACAAGGGGTCAGTCAGCATGCCCTTCTCGGCGTTCCAGAAGCGCCTGACCCGTGCTGCAACGCAAGCAACCAAGTCCGCGCTCAAGGACATCTTTGGCACCGATGACGCAAGCCAGATCAAGAAGCTCGTCAAGCAAGGCAAGGAAGCTCAGGCCCAACTCGACAAGGCTCGCCGCGAGCAGATGAGTGAGGCTGAGAAGCTCAAGGAAGATGTGGACAAGTGGCGAGCTAGGGCAGAGACGGCAGAGAAGCAACTCACCTCCTACGAGGAAGACAAGCTCGCAGAGAAGGGCGAGCAAGTGGTTGCTGGACTGGCGAGCAAGTACGTGAGTGGAGACTTCGTGGAGGATGCCGTTGCGGTGTACCAGAGGCACCTATCCAAGAAGTCGGACGACGAGATCGATGCACTCGACTCCAAGGCAATCGAGGAGTGGTTCAAGGACTATGCTGCTCGCAAGCCTGCCGTTGCACGCAAACCGGGGGAGCGACGCAAGGTGGCAGAAGCGGCGAACAACGGACCAGACCCAAGCAAGAAGCCCGAGCCCGGCAAGGGGGGGTCAGCTTCCAGCAAGACCCCCAAACCCAATCAACCCAACTCGATGACACGCCAAGAGTGGGAGGAGTACAAGCGCCAACGAGGCTTGAACTTCTAGTCCACACTCCCCCCTAAACACCCCCCCCCAACGACAAGCCTATTGACACTCACTCCGCTAGGAGTCAGTATCGTGGCGTCGTAGTTCCTTCCCATCCCCCACGCGTACGACGGCGGAAACAGTCGGCACTCTGGGAAGACGGACTCAGCCCCGTTCAACTTGGAGGAATCAACCATGCCACTCGTCGTCGGAATCCCGCCTGTCATTCTCAACCTCATTCAGGAAGGTGTCTTGGAGCGAAGCTTCCATGACGCTCTGTACCCCAAGCTTCAGTTCCGTGCCGAAGCGCTTGCGGAGGAATGGCCCGCGAACATCGGCACGGAGATGTTCATGACTCGGCCCGGTCTGCTCACCCCCGTTACCGAACCAACGGCTCCCGGCACGGACCCCACTCCGCAGCAGATGTCGTACGAACAGTGGAGTGCGAGCCTCAAGCGGTACTCTGGGACCATCGACACTCACATGCCCACGAGCGCGGTTGGCAATGCCAATCTGTTCCTCAGCAACATCAACCAACTCGGCCTTCAGGCGGGACAGTCGGTGAACCGACTCGCACGCAACGCGCTGTTCAAGCCGTACCTCAGCGGGCATACGCTTTCGACGGTTGCCACCGGAGCCCCCGATACGCAGATCCAGGTTGCAAGCTGCAACGGGTTCGGCGACGTGATCGTGCTGGGAAGCAATGCTCGCCCGCAACCCGTGTCTCCGGCTCGCCCCCTTCCCATCACCATTGGCGTCGGTGGCGCTGCAATCCAGCGCAACGTCATTGGGGTTGCCCTTGCGGATGCCACGGACCCCAACGGTCCCGGAACCCTGTTCCTCGATGCCGCGATTGGTGCCGTCTACGCCCCTCGTACGCCGGTTCGAAGCGCGTTCGCCCCACGTATCATCCGGGCTGGCGGAGGTGCCAGTATCGACGCCATCACCGGGGTGGACATCTTCACCTTCCAACTCATCATCAATGCCATGTCCGTGCTGCGAACGAACAACGTTCCTCCGCACTCCGATGGCTTCTACCACTGCCACATGAGCCCGATGTCCAACGCGCAGATCTTCGCGGACCAAGCGTGGCAGAGGCTTCACACCGGGACCCCGGACCATATCCGCTACAAGGAAGGCTGGATTGGTTCCATCGCTCGCAATGCGTTCTTCGAAAACAACGAGATTCCCAACCTGTCCAACTCTGGTGCGCTCACGGCGACGGGAGTCAATGCGCGCTACGCCCGAGGCATCGGCGGCGAGGTGCAGAACGAAGCGGGTATCGAGATTGGTCGCATCATCATGACCGGCAAGGGAAGCGTCTACGAGAAGTACTTGGACGAGATGAACTACGTTTCCGAGGCAGGGATGCAGGGCAAGGTTGGGGAGTTCGACGTGGTGCAGAATGGCATCCAGGTCGGCACCGAACGCATCCGGCTCTACCTCCGGTCTCCACAGGACCGACTCGGTGACATCGTGTCCTCGACGTGGAGCATTTCGACGGACTTCCCGGTTCCCTCCGACATCAGCGCTGGAGGCCCCGAGCGCTACAAGCGTGCAGTCATCATCGAGCACGCGCTCTGATTCACCCCCCCCCCCTTCTGCTACTTACTCTTACAACTCAACCGTTCCTCCTCTTGCCGCAATACGTATTGCGGTGTAGAGTGGTTGCCTCACATGTCGGCAAAGGAGGCCACGAATGGCACGCAATACGATTCAGCACGAGAACACACCCCCCGAGGGTGGCAAGGTGGAGATGGGTGGAGTTCCCATCATGGGACTCGAAAGCGTACCCAACGGGGTTATCCCGTCGGATGCTCCGGTGCTCAAGGGCTCTGTGGTGAAGCCGTCCGCAGACGCACCCAAGCCGAAGCGGTACACGGTGATGAAACAGTGTGCGGCTCTGCTCGACGGTACGCGCGTTGTGCTGGCAGAGGGCAAGGTAGTCGATGACAGCAACTATGACATCGACTACCTCCGCCGCATCGGTGCCAAGCTGCAACCGTACACAGAGGAGTAAGCCATGTCGTTCACCGAAGCTGACAAGGTGAAGATCCGGCATCACATGGGCTACCTCAACGTCAACGAGGCCCAGACCTTTGCGTTGGGGGTTCCCGCCGCACTGGAGACTCAGTACCTCATTGAAGGTGCAATGAACCGTGTGCTGGAGTCAGCCGAGGTGCAAGCCAAGAACATAGTTACCAAGATGGACTTGATCGAGGAGCAGATGACGGGGGACCTTGAGTTGCTTGCTGTGAACAAGGTGGGGGAGATTGAGATCAACCCCGACGAGATGCAGAAGCTCCGCAAGGAGTATCGCTACTGGCAACGCTCCCTCGGCAACCTTCTCGGGGTTCCCCCCAACCCCTACGATCAACGCTACGGAAGCACGCTCTCCGTTCCCGTTCAGCACTAGCCTTCACACTCCCCCCCTTCCGCGGTAGTCTCTGGGAATGCCGCGTCCCAAGCCCCTAAGCCCTTCAGAAGCGAAGCGCACCCTGGTCCATAGGTTTGGCCCTAGGGTGAACCGTCTGCGTCAGCTAGCGGTCAAATTCGGGCTGAACCCCTACAGGGTTTGGCTTGTGTGGTTCCAGTGGACGGGGGAGCAGATCGGGGAGGGCGAACGGCAAGAGGTGCGGCGGGAGGAGATTCTCCCTACACCGGAGTTGACCCTGAACACTCGCTTCATGTGGATGAACGCCGGTAGGGTGGAGGATGGGCAATTCATGCTCCGCCGAGTCGACCCCACGTTGGGAGAAGCGTTGCTAAGTGGCAAGCTTCACCCTGGTTTGGTTACCGGCTCCCCGTGCCCCAACGAGGGCGGTCCCCCTACGAGCTTCCTCTTCTTGGTTAGGGAGGATGGCAGAAGCGGAGACGACGTGGTGGAACGGTGGTTCACACTGGCGAGCATGCCCTACCGCAGAGCGGGAGCGCTGGACTGGGACGTACAACTCACTCAGGTCATGCACCAATGACAACCATCAAGCTCACCCCTGACCAACTAGCCTCCTCATTGGGTAGGCTGTTCAAGTCCTACCGCGAAGCGCAGAAGCGCGGGTTGGTGAACGCTGCAATGAAGGGGCATAGCTGGATCATCACTAAGCTAATCCCCAGCATTGAGCCCAAGCCCTTCGATACGGGGGCATTCAGGGCGGGGTGGAACTTCAAGGTCATAGACACCGGAGCCATCATCTACAACCCCGTACCTCATGCGCCGTTTATCAACTTTGGTGTGCCGAAGCCGCGAGTCTCCGCCAAGCATCTAGTGGAGTGGGTTGTGCGCAAGCGGATTGCGGATGCCAAGGACGCCCCGCGGGTTGCGTGGCTGATTGCTCGCAGCATCAACAAGAGGGGCTTGTTCATGTCACCACAATTCCGTATCACACAACGTGCTGTTGACGAGTTCTTAGTGCAAGAGGTTGCCACGCAAGTTGCTGCTGAGTTGGCGAAGGTAGGTTGGAAAGCATGAGCCATCACAAGTTTGAGGGGTTGGTTGAGGGTACCGCTTGGAACGAGGTATGGCCCGAGCAGCAACCTCCGGGGCTCAACCACCTATCGGCGAGGGACTACGCCCTAGAGCGGTTGTTCGACTACCTTGCAACGGTAACCTGGAGGCACACTGGTCGAACACGGGACAGTGAGCCGGTCGAGTTTCAGATACAACGGTGTCGCATGTTCGTCGAGCAACCGGAGGCTGACATCACGTTAGCCTTCCCGGCAATTGCTGTGCTCCCAAACAACAATGCACCCGAGGCAGAGTGGCTCGGTCCTCCTGTGCTGATTGACGACGGTAGACAGGGCATTGAGCCAGCTACCTACGAGGGGTTCGGGGATCACACCGTGTTGGTGCAAACTGCAGAGTTGAGTGAGGAAGTGATTCTCGATATGTGGTTTGAGACTCGTGCCCAACGCAGAGCCGTGCAAGCGGGGTTGGAAACGAGTGTGCTGAACACGCAAGCGGGTCCCCTCTACCTCACACTCCCAGACTACTATGACCGAATCGCAGTGTTCACTTTCAAGGGTTCTCGCCGCTTCGACGGGGACTTTGCGGTCAAGAATCGCAGGGAGTTGCAGGTTACCTTGAACCTACGAGTTGAGTGTGTGTTCCCCGTTTTGATGAGGGACTTTGACCCCCACCTTGTGGTTGAGACTGAGTGATACCGCAATACGTATTGCGGTTGAGTTAGACAACCGCGCCAGCCTAGAGGTATTCTGCCTCACGTTGTGACTCGGAGGAAACAATGACCGTCTACATTCGACGCTTCACGGAAGACCCTGGACTTGATGTTCTACTCGACATCGAGTCCGTCAACATCATTGACTTGGAGCCTCCCGAGGCGTTCGCGGGAGTGGGAACGGGAACGGCTCTCCTTGTGGGTGAGTTCGAGAACGGACCCTTCAACACCCCTACCGAAGTGTTCGGCCCTAGCGATCTGGTCTCCACGTTCGGGGAGTTCGGGTACGCCTACGACGGTGTGAAGGGAAACAACCCTTGCGCCAGAAGCCGCAAGGCGGACGGAGCGGTGATTCCCGAATACTGGAACGGTAACGGCTTCGTGCATCTCAACGGCAAGAAGTTCCGGCGTCTCATTCTCACCCGTGTAGATACCAGCGTAGGGAGCGTGGAGTTCACCCGCCTCGCCGCTCTTACGGGGTTGTTCAAGCCCACCTATGACCTGGAGCCGGGTCAGTTCCTCAACCTTGCAACGGACTTGGCTGGACCTGTCAACGTTGCGTTCAACGCTACTGCGGCAACCATCACCGGCTCCCCCTTCGTGGGTGCGCTACTCGGGGGTGACTCTGTTGTGCTTGGGTACGATGCTGCGTCCGACTTCACGGTCACGTTCTTGGCAACCGACACAACCATCGCCGCAGCAATCGCCCGCATCAACCTTGCCGCGGGGTTCACCTTCGCGGTAGAGGACGCAGGGGCCATCAAGCTCACTGGTCGTCAGCGGGGGTTGGGCGGCGAGGTGCGAGTGGTGAGTGAGAGTCCGGCGGGAGTGACAGCCAAGCTCGGCCTTGCGCTCGGTGGAACGAAGGGTGCAACCACGTCTAACGCGGTGTTCCCCGTTGCGTTGCAACCCGGTGATACGTTCGACGGCAAGGTTGACCAGCAACTCGTTGCTGACACCCTCACCATTGCTGCCACGACTGCCACCTATACCGGAGCCGCGGCAACCTACGCGGCAGTCGTTGCGGGGCATTCGCTGGAGCTTGTGATCAACGGCATTCCGGGAACGCAGAGTATCGTCTTCACGGGAGCGGAGAACTCGCAGGCAACGTTCCTTGCCACCATCAATGCCGCGTTGGTTGGTGGAGCGGCGATGGACTCTGGCGGTCAGATCATGATTCAGACCGACCGCAAGGGGTCTGGTGCGGGAGGTGAGATCATCAGCGGAGACGCCGACGTGCTGGCGTCCCTTGGCTTTGCTCCCGCGTTGTTGGTGAATGCTGGACCAAACAACGTCATTGACGTGCTGGCCGTGACTGCGGCGGAGTTCGCGGGACTTCTGACTGCCACCTTCACGGGGGGCACGGCAGGGTCCACGGGTATCGCGGTCGGCACTACACAAGTCACTTGGGAGACCAACACGGCAGGGGCCACCCCCTCTGGTGTGCAGTTCACGGGCGGGACTGGAGTGGCGAAGATTGCGGGGTACGACCTACTCGAACACAACGGCATCGCAGGCATCGCCGCGGTGACCAACGGAACGGGCAACGTCCAGAACATCGATGCGGTCACGGTCTCCGAGGTGAACACCTTGGTGAACGCTGCAATTCCCACGCTTGCGGTGATGCGGGACTACGACCAGAACATCGTGGTCTACAACACAACCAAGACCGGGGTTGCCGAGGTGGAGGTGGGAGCTACCACAACCGCTTTGGACTTTGGCTTCCCCGTGGGGGTGGGAGTCCAGGCAACCGCAGACGAGAACGTGACTATCCCGGCAGGGACTCGGGTTCGCAATGCGGGAGGTGACGAGTGGGTTACAATGGAGTCGGTGCTGGCTGAGGCTACCAACTACACCGGATGGACGGCCAAGGTCAGGCACGCAATTGACGACGGCACGGGATCCGCAGCATTGGTGAGCACGGTCAACGTTCTTCCCTTCCCCATCCTTGGCGGGGTGTTCTCGGTCGATAACCCTCTGCCGCTTACCAATGCTCTGGACGAGTTGGAGTTGGATGCGGCTTACTACGCTGCAATCCAAACCACCACGGACCTGAACACGGTTGCCAAGGAGGCGAACTTCATCTGGTCTGCTCGACAGTCCAACATCTGTCGTCGAGCCGTGCGGGAGAATGCCATTCTCGCCAGCGAGCGTGGATGCCGCGGACGTATGTGTGCCATTCGCCCTCCCATTGGAACCACACGAGCGGTTGCCATGGGCAACGCCGAACCGGGGGTTGGAGCGTACCGCCACGAGCGAGTCATGTACGCGTTCCCCGGCGTCTCTACCTATGTCCCCGCCATTGCCCTGAAGGGTGTGAGTGGAGGGGCAGGGTTCACGGCCAACGGCATTGTGAGCCAAGGGGCTGACGGCTTTGCGGTGAGTGTTTGTTGCCGACTTCCCAGTGAGGAGAACCCCGGACAACTCACCACTTTCATGGATGCCGTCCAGGGGTTGGAGTCCGGGGCAGAGTATGCCGGATGGGTCATTGACGACTACAAGGCATTCAAGCGAGCGGGCATCATCGCCCCCCGCATGGACGACGGCATTGCCATCTTCCAGTCGGGCGTTACCAGCGTAGACCCAACTGTCACCCCCGCACGGGTCCGCATCACTCGTCGTCGCATGGCAGACGAGATTCAGGACTCCCTCGCCGCCATCAGCAAGCGCTATGGCAAGCGAATGTCAAGTCGGCAACGGCGTCAGCAATTCGTGCTGGATTGCAAGGGGTACATGGAGTCGTTGCTTTCTCCCAACGACCCAACCAAGCGACGCATCGATTCCTACTCGGTTGACCCCAACCGAAGCAACACCCCCACAAGCCTAGCGGCGGGAGCCTACTACGTGTTCGTTCAGGCGAAGACGTACCCATCGCTGGATGCCATTGTCATTCAATCTGAGGTTGGCGAGAACGTCGTCATCACTGAGGTGTAATCCCATGTCGGGCATCGCTGATCAACTGAAGCTTTGGGCCAAGGGACGTAAGCCTCCCTCCAAGGAGGACGCCTCCAAAGGGGGCAAGGACGAACCCAAGGGGCAACCCGCAACTTCCCCCACCCCTAACAAGGATGACGAGGCTACAGAGCCTCCCAAGGGGCAGCAACCGCCATTCGGCAAGGCTACCTCCCCCGGCAAACCCGAAGAGGAGAAGGACCCCAAGAACCCGCTCGACGCGTTCGCCAAAAAGGCCAAGAAGGATGGGGGCAAGTTCCCCCTGTTCGGTGGCAAGAAGGCTCCCCCGTTCACCAAGGAAGGAGGCTGAGCAATGGCACTCAGGCTGAAGGGTCAGGAAGTTGAAATTCGCATCAGCAAGGCGGGAGTCCTTCTCGACACCATCACCAAGGTTACGAACTTTGAGTTCGAGGCCAAGGTGGAGATGAGCGAGGAGGGCTTCCTCGGCGCGACCACGAATGAGTACGACGAGATCTACAACGGATGCTCGTTCAACTTCGAGGTCCACTTGGATACCCCGGACTGGCTCGACTTCCAGCAAGCCATCATCGACAAGGCAAGGCGTGTAACCCCGGACGTTCAGTTCAGCATCAGTGCGGTTCTGTTCTGGCCCGGAGGGGCGACCAAAGCCGTGTTGATTCCCGATGTGCACTTTGGCGCATTGCCCATCAGTGCGGGAGGTAGAGCGGACTTCGTGACCGCCAAGTGTGAAGGCGGGGCAAGCGAGTTCACGCTTCAGAGTTTGTAGGGCACCTCGCACGGTAAGTGCGATTCATGGTCCTCTCTTACGTGGGTAAACCGGCTCGGTTTGGTGTCGGCTTAGTCGGTGGCCTCCAACCCCTACGTGAGAGAGGACCAACCCTTTTAGGAGGCAGAGGAAACACACCATGTCACAAGCACGTAAACAACCCACAGACCCCACCCAACTCATCAGCACGGGAACCACTCCCATCAGCGTAGAGGAAGCGCTGAGTGGTGAGGACTCTGAGCCGGACAAGGCCAGCATTGCAAAGGCAATGAAAGCCATCGCGGAATCTTCCGCTCCCAAGTCTATGCGGGACATTGGTGAGTCGGATGTGGTCCCGTCTTGGGTCAACATTCCCGCCAACTTCAAACCCCCCAAGGGGCAGCAAGTCATCTTCCTGAAGTTCAAGGCTGAGTGGACGGCCAACCCAAGCAAGGGTGAGAGACAAGCCATTGCGTGGCCCGTCAGCGTGATGGAGGAGAAGAACGCGCTCTCCCGTGCAAGGGGCGATGTGCTTCGCAGCATTGATGAACTTGCCAAGGCGATGGTGAAGTTCATCGACGGGGTTCCTGTCGATTGGACCGGCACCAACCCCGAGGGGAACATCGACCAATGGTGGAACGAAGTCGGCCCCAAGTGTCGCAACGTTCTGCACCGCATCTACACGCAGACTCACAACCTGACTGACGACGAGCATGCCGATTTTTTCGAGAACTGCATCGCTGTCAGAACGGTGGGCTAAGTCAGTATGCAGACGTTCGGCAGCGGGAGCTTGCGAAGCTTGGGGTTGAGATTGACCCACACTTCAGGGCTGTTCGATACCTACTCACCGAGATCGATCCGGTCGAGGTACTGAGTTGGCGAGCACGCCAACGCATGGAGCTTGGACGCTATGGGCGTCAGTCCGTCCTGCAATGGGACGACGTTCCTCTCTTGGACTTCTTGCGCTATCATAAAGCGCTAGTCCAACTCATCGACAACGAGAACGCGCGTTCTCAATCCGTACCAGGAGAAGACTGAGATGGCTGAGTCAGCCGAGGTCCAAGTCAAGCTTACGCTCGACGATGCTGCGTCCAAGGTGGCAGATTCCATCAAGGGCAAGTTCGGTCAGCTTGGCAAAGCAGCCGACAAGATAAAGTCGGAGTTCATGTCGGTGGCGAAGGGGGCATTGACTACCGCCATCGGTGTCAATCTCGCTCCCGGCTTGCAAGGCATTGTCGGCGCGTTCAAGGGCATGGTCGACAACGCGGTGAACGTCCAGGGGCGGATGCGCGCGATTGCGAGCTACTTCGTCTCGGGCGCGGACATGGCATGGGACCAGGCGATGGACCGCGCCAACCGCATTGACGCTTCGCTCTACAAGGCGTCAATCGCAATCGGGCAGAACATCGACGACGCGAGGCGCGCGTTCCAGAACCTCGCGACCCAGACTGACGGCACGGTTGAGGGGATTGAAGCGGCGGCGAAGACCACTGAGAAGCTACTCATGTTCGCGGACATCACCGGAACAAGCGTCAGCACGATTGCCGACGAGTGGGCGATGATGGAACGCGGCATGGTCCGCACTCGTGGGCAGATGTTCAAGATGCTATTCAGCACGGGCATCTTCGGGAAGAACATCCGCGAGGCGTCGAGCTACTGGTCAAAGCTCACTGACGAGCAGCGCTCCGCCGCAATGTCGAAGGCGCTCGGCACCATCTATGACCGCTTCAGCAAAGCACCGCAGACCATGGGCTCGGTGCTCAGTGCGTTCGATGACATCAAGCAACGGTTGCTCGACGTGGTGGGGATGAATGTCATTGGCGTGCTGACTGCCAAGTTCGACAACCTGCTCGAAGCCATTGAGGGCAAGCGTCCTCAGTTGGAAGCAATCGCGGCCCGGTTCGGGAAGTTCCTTGGGGCTCAGATCGAGGGAGCCCTCAATTGGGCCGGGGAGAAGCTCACTTGGCTTGAGGACCATTGGGATGACGTGGTGAAGGGGGCAGAGGAAGGGGCCAAGGCAATCCTCAAAGCGGTGAAGTTCATTGTCGAGAACAAGGAACTCATCCTCATGGCATACGGGCTCAATGTCATGGCTCCTTCGATTCAGTTGGGCATTCAAGCAGCGGGGGCATTGAAGCCCATGCTCATCGGTCTGAAGGCACTCAGTTTCACTTCACTCCCTGCGTTCACTACCAGTGTGACCGCGGCGGCAGGGAGTGCCGCGACTCTTGCTGCTCAGTTTGCGGCGGTTGCCCTCGCCGCGGCGAGCATCTATGCGGCCTTCGATCAGTACAAGCAACTCCAGAGCGAAGGCGGCTTTGGGGGCGCGTGGCAGGAGCTACGGTATGGGTCTGGCATGCACTATAAGGAAGCCGACGTTGATGCCACCAAGAAGGCAATTGGAGAGGCTCAGTCTGCTGGCATGGTGGAGAGTGCCGCCCAGATTGTGGCAGACAAGCGTCAGCGCCTAGAGGAGATGAAGGCAAAGGCTACTGAAAAGTACGGTGAGAACGCGCCCGAGCACTATAGTGCAATGGGCATCACCGCAATGGAGAACATGCTGGCGAAGTTCGAGTCCACCCTACCTACCGCGGCGAACGTGGCATACGCCCAAACAGTGCAGACGCAGAGTGAGTTGGTGTCGGCGTACAACCAAGCGGTGCAGACCGGGGACCAAGTGATGGCCAACTACCTCGCAAACCTAGCGGGCAAGAGCAAGTCGTTGGCGTACGGACTGAACGACTCAAGCGTACAGATTGAGGGTGGCTTCAATGGGTTCTTGGACCGACTAGGTACCACAACTCGCACCTTCGTTGAGAAGATGAATAACATGTATGCGGAGACTCACCCGCAGAAGGTCAAACCAAAGGAGGCCGCGGGAAAGAGTCCGGGGGTGAACCTGAATGGGGGGCAGACCTTCAACATCAAGCAGGAGTTCAGGGAGGCGGACCCCGACCGTATTGCGTTGTTCTTCAGGCGAGACTTGGTTCGGGCAGCAACGTCGCGCACACGGTCAAGGGTGCGTACGCCGTTCGGAGCGTGACACCGCAATACGTATTGCGGTGAACGAGGCATAGCATGGCTGAACAGAGCAGCATCAGCGTTGACTACGAGACCGAGGCAAGCCGTGTTGAACGGCAGACTAACGTGATGACCATCACAGAGCTTGAGGGCAAGAAGAGGGTCATCACCCTAAGCACCTCAAGCATGCCATTCCGTGGGGTTCCTTGGGGCATGGAGCAACGCACAAGCACTCGGTGGCCCGCGGGGGCACCGGAGGCAACTCAACAGCTTCTAGGCCCCAAGCAGACCGAAACTCCCATGCAGGGGGTTTGGCGTCGTTCGTGGTTGGGCCGCAACCCCGTTGTGGTCAACGAGGGGGGTAGGGACATCCGCGTTGTGTACCCCGCCACGATGCGAGACTTGTTCTTTGACATCCTTGTTCAGGGTGCGTTGCTACAGGTTACGTGGAAGTCAGTAACTCGCATGGGTAGGCTGAAGCTGTTCACTGCCTCGCACGATAGGGACACCGACATAAACTGGGACGCAACGTTTGAGTGGATCAACTCTGGTACCTTGTTCCCTTACCGCATGGTGAGCACACGGGACCAGGGGGTGAAGTCTGAAGTGCAAGGGTTGATCCTTATCAGTGAGACGTTGGTTGAGTTGGAGGCTACTGAGATTCCGGTTGACCTACGTACACCTCGCCCCAAGGGAACACCACAGTTGACCGTTGGACAAGTTAGTGCCCTGATCGATGCGCCAAACAACCTCATAAAGGGGGTGGGGCGCAACCTGCGCGAAGCCACTAACAAGCTGAAGTCCGTGGCCGACTTGGCAACGAAGTTCAAGAACATGCCAGCGGAGATCAACTCCTCTTTGCTCGCTACTGCGGAGAACATCGTGGCAACGTGCAACCAATTCCACGATGAGTTCACACGCACTCCGCCCGAGCAAGCTACCTATGACCGGCGGGTTGCCTCGCTTGTGCAGACGTCCTCTTACTACTCCACCGGAACAAGGCAGACGGAGCAGATGGCCCAGATTGCAGAGCAACTCCGCAGCAAGGCACGCAAGGGCAAGGCGGGAGGCCGAGTGCTCAACTCCCAGTACGCCACTCAGGGGGACATCATGGCGCTTCACCTGGTGAAGCAAGGGGACACACTAGCGGGCATCAGTGCTCGATACTACGGAACCCCCGACCATGCGTTGGACATCGCAAAGGTCAACGGGCTCACCTACCCCATAGCTCCCGTTACCACGGAGACCGGGAAGCCTAGCATGGGAGGCAAGTCGATCCTCTCCATCCCGAGGTTGTGAGCTATGGCAGAGTTTCCCCACCAGACCTACTATCCCGCGTGCAAGGTGCGGCTCATTGTGCGGTTCGATGAGTTCAGTGACGAGCCTAGTGCGGTCCCCCCCGAGAAGCCTGCCACGATGCGCAAGGGTCATAAGGACAAGGGGCAAGTGCTGGACTACAGCATTGACCCCGATGCCCCCGAGGGGGTTACCCGTTACAGGCTAGCGGGGAGGGGGCAGACGGAAGCGCAAGAGGCCAGCAAGGACAACCTCACCCACGTCATCGAAGGCATCATCCCCGTGCGTGCTACGCTGGAGAAGAACACATACAAGGAGGCCGACACGCTTGAGCTTGAGCTTTCGTACCTTGACCTTCCCTTCGACCCACGCACCGTTCGCTCTTGTGCTGTTGAGTGCTACCTGGGAACCATCGACGCGGATACGTGGCGAGAGTACATGAGGCTCCAAACCATCCCCGAGCTACCCGATGAAAGCGAGTATGGGACTAACCGACAGTTCAAGGGGTGGATCGACGATTGGCGTGTAAACTGGTCCAGTGAGAATGCCGCTAGTGTGGAGTTGTCGTGCAGAGATAATACTTCACTCTTCATCGACCAGGACGCTCCGCCTCAGATCAAGGTTGACCCGAAGGTGGGTATCGATGAAGCCCTTGCCAAGTACCTCGCTTGCTTCCCACAGTTTGAGGGCATTGGTGTTGAGTACCGTCCACAGAACGAGGAGCCTCCCAAGCTGAAGGATGTGATGCAACGTTCAAGTCAGCGCAACGGGGGAGTAGGTCCCGGCAAGGACAAGATGAGTGTGTGGGACTTCATCATCGACGTGACTGGAATGGTGGGTTGTGTGGCATTCATGGACGGGGAGACGGTTGTCATCCAGAAGCCTAGGACGTTGTACGCAAGGGGCTTCTCCCGCCTAGAGGACCCGTGGCGGGGTAGGGTTGCTGACGACATTCCCATGAACAACCGCACCATGATATTCGGGCGCAACTTGTCCGAGTTCAACGTCAGTCGGCGGTACAACGAGAACGCACCGCGCAACATTGAAGTCAGGTGCTACTTGCCAGAGCGTAAGAAGACACTCGTGGTTAGGTTCCCTGGTGTTACCAGCAAGGCTCAACCTGGGGAGTCAGCCGACAAGTCTGTTACCGTGTTCAGGGTTGCGGGGGTACAGAGCAAGGAGGCATTGCAAGTCATTGCTCAAAGCATCTACGAGGACGTGAGTAGGCAGGAGCTTGAAGTGTCAATGAAGACCCCCAACATCGCAAGCTTCGGCGGAGACAATGCTGAGCCCGATCTGTTGTACTTGCAAGCGGGGGACCCCATCGAAGTCTACTTTGCCAAGGATGACACGGGGGACCCCGTTCTGTTGCCAGCAACTCAGGCACAAGTGGAGAATTCCCTTCTGGTCACAGACAAGACGTTTGAGTACCTTCAGTCCCTAGGGTATGACGCAGACATCGCTAAGGCGTATGCACAAGCCTACACCAACGCAGGCTATCAAACGGCGTTCAGGGTGGCGAAGGTGGTATATGACTGGAGCGACGATGAGGGGTTGACCATTGGCATCGATGCGGTCAACTACATCGAAGTGAGGTACGACAAGGCATTGCCAGATGGGTTGGAACCAGAGGCTAGTGTGGAGTGACCAATGCCAAGAAAGAGACACATATTCGATCCCGCGCTGATTCAGGACTTGATGACCGGGGTACCAGGCACAGACTCCCGCATATGGGTGAGCTACGGTACCATCGAACCGGACGGCGACCTTGAGGGGGAGGAGCGCGCACTCACGTTTGACGAGGACGCTGGACCGTTGGTCGAGGTACGGTTGCACCCTTCAGACAAGGTAGTCACTTGTCGCATTGCCACCCAAGTCTCCGGGGTGTTGCAGAGTCAATACACCCCTCTGATCGAGGGAGACGAGGTGCTTGTGGTGCTACCCATGGGACACGAGCAAGCGCCCCCCGTCGTCATTGCGCGGTTGAACAACGCACTAGACAAGTTCCCGGAGAAGGTTGCGGGGAAGGATGCGAGGCAGAACAACATCGCATTCACTCGCACGCAAACCCCCACCATCGTGGAAGCCGGTAGCCTGTACATGATTCGAAGTGCGTTGACCGGAGCCATGGTTGGCATCGACGAGGAGGGCAATGTCACCATCAGGGATGGCAACTCAACGGGGTTCCAGTTCGGTCCTAGCGGCTTTGCGCTACAAGACGCCGATGGTCAGGGACAGATTGTGCTGAACACCGAGGAGTCTTATGCCTCAGTGTGGTGGCAGAACACGGTTCTCAAGATGGACGGCACGGACCTGAACATCGCCGCAAGTGGCAACGTGGCAATCGGCAGCGCTGGTAACACTCCCGTCTTGCATGCCATTACTGCCGAGCAAGTGGTGAACATCCTCACCGCGTTCCTCACTGCCATCTCTGCAACCGTGGCCGCCATACCAACTAACCCGCTCACTCCCGCTGCTCTGGCTCTGGCGTTCAACCCCTCAACGGGGGGAGCGGGCATTATCCCCGCCGCATTGGCCGGAGGTACGGGCAACGCAGATCCTGCCCTTGCTGCGAACCTAGGGGCTCTACAAGGGCTCTTGGGAGCCCAAGTGCCAGCTACCCCCCTGACCCCCGGTATCGTGTGTCCAGGGGTCATTATCAGCTAGAGAGGAACGGTTGTAATGGGCGCACCTCCCCCCAAGTCTGAGCCCCCTTCTGACGAACAAGATGTGGTTGAGGTAGGGGTTGACTTTGACCCTGAGCCTCCCACGGCTTCGTCGCTATGTGGGTTCAAGTTCCCACCCTCCTTCAGCTTTAGCTTTGGGTTCAATCTCCCTGGCATCCCAGCGTGCATAACAGACCCTATGTCTTGCATCCCGTTCCCTTGGCTAAGCCTCAACTGCGACCTAGCCAATCCCGTAAGTGTTGGATGGGGAGGAGGCAAGACCCCCACGGTGGACTCGGAAGACAATACAGAGCAGAATCCGTTCGAGTAACCTGTAGGAGGTAGTCAATGAAACAGCTTCACAACACACCCGAGCAGACGTTGAGGATTCGATAATGGCCTTTGTTGTGCCTTCTACTCCTGTTGACACTGCAACGGAGATGTCCACGGGTGCGGCGGGAGACACGTACGGGGCGGGGCTGGCATGCACCGATAGCGTGCTCGTCGTAGGGGCTCCAAGCAATGACACGGGTGGTACGAATTGGGGTGTTGCGTACGTATATGAGAAGGTGCTCGGCGTCTGGACCTTGGTAGCTACGTTCGGCCCGGTTGACCACACTGGAGCGACCACGGCGTGTTACTACGGATGCGCATGTGCGTGTGCTGCGAGCGCTGACGTGTTCGCTGTCGGCGCACTGTTTGATAATGAGGTAGACGGTGCGGTGTACGTCTACCGCCGTACGGTGGGATCCTGGGCGTTAGAAGCCAAACTTGTACGACCCGCCACATCCAACGGCACGCGCTTCGGGCGCTCGCTCGCCGTGAGTCCAGACGGCAACTCCGTCATAGTTGGGTGCCCTGGCGGCACGACGGGCGAATCTGTCGGAGGATCCGCGTGGTTGTTCACGCGAACGCTAGGCGTATGGGGCGCGGGGTCTCTTATCCAGCGCAACGACGCCGCTTCCGGCGACGCGTTTGGTTTCTCGGTCGCGGCGAGCGACGACATGGCCACGGTGATTGTGTCGGCGCCTCTTGACGACGATACTTCTACCGATTCGGGGTCGATTTACGTATTCGAAGGTAGCCCTGCGACGGGATACGCACAGGCTCACAAGCTTGTTTCCTCCGCTCCGCTTCAGAACGACCGATTAGGCATCATGCTGGCGATCAAGGGGGACGTCATTGCTGCCGCGTCTCACCTCGGAACGACTACTGCTGCCTCAGGTGGGGTCAACATCTTTCGCAAGTCCGGAGCGTCGTGGTCCCACGTTGGATCGTTCACAGCTAACGCTATTTACAACACGCTCAACTTGGGCGCAATGGTCGCGAACAACACTAACCCGATCACCAATTTCTACGCGGGACAGCATGCCTTGATCATGCCCGACTCTAACACTGTCGTTGTCCCTAGCCCGCTGGATACAAGCTATAACGGCAGCGGTTACGGGTCCGTGTGGACGTTCCGCGCAGACCCGACTTGGGAGACGGGGGCGGTAGCTAGTGTGTTATGGCCCTCGGGGATTCTATCCGCCAACACGCCCAGGTGGGGCGCTAGCGTCGCGATCAACAGCACGGAAGCGTTCGTTTCGCGCCCGTTGCGAACGGCGACGGATACGACCTTGGGCTCCGTGTATCGAATAACCCCATCTCCCTTCGTTGCTGCTCCAACTGCCGATACCACGCCTCCCACCTTCGCGGGCATCACCGGGGCAACCGCGCTTGCTGGAGTAGTGACGCTCACATGGGATGCCGCTACGGACGCCGTGACGGCCACGGATGCCATCCAGTACGAGGTCCACGTCTCGACGACGCCCGGCGATACGTGGACAACGCGAGCGGTCGTCTCCGCGGCAGACGTGCTTCCCGTTGGGTGGGGTGCAATGCCCCCTCCAATCCCATGCAGCTTTGACCTTGAGTACCTCGCTGTGGACGAGACGTATTACTTCCGCGTGAGGGCAAGGGACGCGGCAGGGAACGTGGACGCCAACGTGGCAGAGACGTCCGTTTACGTGGCAGACCCCACCCCGGTCATTCCAGATGCCGTTCCCCCCACCATCACCGTTGTATCACCCACAAGTCCGGTGATTGGTAGGTACGAGCCGTTCGTGTTGGACGTCACAGACAATGCCTCACTCAGGCACACGGAGTTGAGGGTGCGACAAGGTGCCATTGTGGAGACCATCTACAACGGAGTGTCCTTCGTTGGGCTCTACACCGCTTCAACGTGCGTGCCTATCCTAGGAGACTATCGCTTCACCGTCACACGAACGGGGGGTTGGGTTGCCAACCCCGTCTTCACCATCGATGCCATTGATACCTCTGGGAACAAGTACCCATGAAGACCGTTTCCTACACGCTACTCACCGAGCCGGAACCCATTGTAGTTCCCCCACCCCTTGACTGTGACTTCCTCAGCATCGAGGGGGAGGAAGGCGAGGGAGGTTGGGGCGAGGGAGGTTGGGGCGAAGGTCCTTGGGGCGGAGAAGAGGTAGTCTCTCCGCCCCTTCCTCGTGCGTGTGTGCGTGCCATACGGGAGAACGTTGTGCGGGTGAAGTTCACCCATGCGTTGCTGTTGACGGGGCTACTCGATAGCGCCGACTCCCTTTCCCCCGAGCACTATGCGGTTGACGTGCTGGAGGGTGAAGGACTGGATGGTAGTGACATTCGCAGCGTGGGGGTCATTCTGGTGGAGAGGGTTGAAGGGGACTCCCGTGCCGTTGACATCTACGTTGATCGCCCTCTTACTCACTACCCCGCAATCTACGTCCTGCGTTGCTTGAACATGTATGACTCAAGCGGGGTGTTGTTCGCCGCGAGTGTGAACGAGAGCTTCAACGGGTTGCAGGGTACGTTCAACAAGCCGGTCCCCGAGACGTACGCTCCGCAGGGTACGAGAGACTTTGCCAACCCCTCGACCAAGGACGCTCTGTTCGATCCCCTCCCCGAGATCACCCTTGCAAACCTGGGGACCTTTCCTTACGGAGATGACGGGGACTACGGGCATGACGAGGGGCCAGAGAACCTCAAGAAGCGAGTAGTGCGACGGTGCGTCGTAAAGCCGGGAGGATTCGTTTGGTTGCAGGAGTACGGGGTTGGGGTAGGGGACGAGGGCAAAAAGCTCAACAACGCGGCAAGGCGCGAGCGTATCAAGGCGACAATCAAGTCCCAGGTGATGCAGGAACCGGACGTGCGCTATGTGGCAGTGAACATCAAGTATCTACCAAACACTCCGGGGCTTGTGTGGTTGATTTTGAAGGTCGTTACCGTGTCCAACCAAGCATTCAAGTTCGACGTTCCATTCGTGGGCGCGTGAGTCGCCCGCAATACGTATTGCGGTGAAGGAGTGAGTGATGCCCGACCTACCTACCAGACTTGACCTGTTCGCCATTGGTCGGAACTACATCCGACAACGCGCCCGAAAGATCGACCCGGATCAAGTGGACATAGTTGGCAGTGATGCCAACTTGTTCGTTGGGAGCACATCCTACATTGCGCGGGAGGTTGTGAACCAGATTGTGTCAGAAGTGGCAAGTCTGTTGCTTGATAGTTCCGAGAAGGAGTACCTAGACCGCTATGCGTGGGACCGTTACCAGCTACCCCGCAAGGGGGCGTCTGCGGCGTACGGGGTAGTGACCTTCTACCGTGACTCGCTTGTGGGCGGAGCCGGTAGCGTGCCACTTGGGACCGTGGTCAAGACCAAGACCGGAATCGAGTACATCACCACAAGCACAGCAACATTCAGTGTCTCTGCGGGGGAAGCGCAAGCGTGGGTCAAGAGTGTTCAGGCCGGCAGAGCCCAGCAAGCGGGAGCCAATGCCATCCGCCTCATCGACAACCCCAAAGCATTGTGGGACCCCTCACTCAAGGTCAACAACGCAGAGCCAACGGCTCACGCAGAAGATGCCGAGTCTGACCCCGTGTTCCGGGAGCGGATTCGGGGGTTCTGGTCTACGGCACGCCGAGGCACGCTGGGGGCTATTGCCTACGGGGCAAGGCGCGTTGCGGGGGTAGAAAGCGCCAATGCGGTTGAGGCACTGACCCCCGAGCCCAATCCCGCGCGGGTTGTGAATCTTTACGTGGCAGACTCAAGCGGCATTGCCAGCCAAGCCATTGCCAGCCAAGTGATGTCTGAACTCATGGACTGGCGAGCCGCGGGCATCACGGTCATTGTATACACTTGCTCGGTGCAGACGGTTCCCGTTGTGTTGAAGCTGACCTTCAATGCGGGAGTGGTAACGGCTCCCGTGGTGGAGCGTATCAGGGCCACAACCGTCGAGACCATCAACAAGGGTGGAGCCAACGAGACGCTGTTGAGGGGGTCCCTGTTTGCTATGCTGGAGATGTTCAAGTCGGCTGGTCTCATACTCACCCAAGACACTATCGTTGAACCCGCGGGCGACGTAGTTCCGGCGCAAGGCAAGACCCTTCGAACAACCATAAACGATGTTGTGGTGTTGTGATGGCTGGTTATTACACGCGAGAAGAGTTGCTTCAGTTGTGGGTTGACTCAACCGACAAGAGCTACAATCGCCCCTTCGTGGACAAGGGAGATGGGGCGGGGCTAGAGGTATTCAACCAAGCATGGTCGCAGTTGGAACGCGTGAGCCTAGCTATCCGCAACACGTTCCAGAGCCTCTACATCCTACCGTGGAGCGGGCAAACCGCAGAACCCGCAACTGGGGAGCGCTACGCTACAGTCCAACTCACAGTCACTAGGGATGCAGCGCTGGACTCAAGCTTCGTGCTCATGCCTGCCGGGGTGGTTGTGTTGGAGCACACAACGGACCACAGTGACGACGGTTCTGTGGACGTACTCACGGGGCGAGCTTATGCCATTGACGCTCCTGTTGCGTGGTTGTCTACGGGGGATGCAACTCAGCAAGCTCAAGCCATCTGCACCGTATCGGGTTGGGGTGGCAATAACCCCCAACCAGACACCCTCACAGTGTGGCAACAGAATGGTAAGCAACTCGCGGGAACAAGAGCCAACGTGATAGCAGGGTTCCCGCGTTGTACCGTTGTGGCCCAAGAGGGAGGTGACGGCTTCACCCCCGCTCACGTAGGGCAATATCTACGGTTCACTACGGGCATGAACGCGGGAGTGCAACGTAGGGTTGCCGCGCAATACACACCCACTAACACCGATGCGGGCAAGGCAGACCTTGCCTCGGACATGGTGTTCCAGGTCAGCGGGGTAGCTGGGACCTTCGTGGTGGGGGAGGACGTTGCACACCCGAACGGGGCAACGGGAACGGTTGTGTTCTACGACGCGTTGAGCGGGACGCTTGTGGTGGAGCGCAGAACGGGAGTGTTCTCCATTCCCTCGCCGGTCATAGGTGGCACTTCAGGAGCCATCGGTGTGCTCGACTCGGTGGAGACGAGTGGGCTCCTTGTGGCGTTGACGGTTGGTCCAGTTGTAGGGGCGTTTCAGTTGTACGAGACCGTCTTGCAAGCGGGCTCTGGCGCGGCGGGAATGTTCGCCTTGCACGCCAACTCAACCGTCTACCTCAAGCCCCTATCTGGCCCAGACTTCGATGCCGTGAACGGGATTACTGGTCTTACATCTGGGGCTACTGCCACTCCCACCGTTGTGTCTAGGGACCCAATGCTCATGCCCGAGCCGGGGCAGACCGCGGGGTGGAGTTTCCTTGCGTGGGACTCACACCTAGGCATCACCGTCACCAACGCTGAGTCCCCTACAGGGGGCAGAGCAGCAATGCTTGACGAGCTTGGGTTGGAGCGAGGAATGCCTCGCGTACAAGGCGAAAGTGACGATGCCTATAGGCAAAGAATCAGCAAGCTTGCCGATGTGGTGAGTCCGAATGCCATACTTCGCGCCATGATACGGGGATTGCAACCCTTGGGGGTGACGGGCTGTTTCAGGGAGGTAGGACAAGCCAAGCTTCGGGGTTTTTTCTACGATGTAGACCCCGCCTTAGCTCCTGACTATGGCTTTGCTTATGACATGGACCCAAGCCTACGACCGGGGGATCGGTGGAAGGTATACCTAGACTTTGCCTCCTACCGCGGGTTCTTCCTAGTGGGTATTCCCAAGACAGGACAAGGGGAGTTTGGGTTTGCGTATGACAACCATCCGTTGGGCGCATATGATAGCTCCCCAACACTGACGTTCTACGACGGGTATGCCGTGCAGACGGCCAACGCTCTGAAGGCTCTGTGGTTGGACATCAACAACCGAAAGGCCGGAGGAGTTGGGTTCGAGTTCTACCAGGAAGCAGATGGGTGTGTGTGATGAGCCAAGCAAACTCCACAATTCAACGAGCGCTTCAGCATGTAGCAGAGGGGAAAGCGGTAGTCTGCCCCTCTGTGACAACCCCCGCAGAGTTGGTGAAGTACCTCAAGGCAACCTACCCAGGAATCGAGCGGGTGATGCCCCTTGGCATGGTAGGGCAACCCATGACCCCAGAGTTGGCAGAAGCCCTTGCCAAGGCCGAGCGTCGTACAAGCAAGTGACCAACTACCACTTCGCCGCAATACGTATTGCGGTGAGGGGAGGACACCATGACAGCGGGAAGCAAGAACGTCGTCGTCAACAATCTCGAACGCGCGTTGAGCACGGACATCAACCGGCTCCAAACCTTCAAGGATGCAGCCCTCAGCCAGCTAGCAAGCTGGCTTTTCGGCGTTCAACAACTCAACTCAGAGCTCTATCCGGGGTATGTCACTCAGTTCCCTCCGGGAGCGCTGGACCCGTACCAGAACAGCGTTGTGGTCAACGGGCTCATGCCTTACCCCATCAACGGCACAACGAGTCTGCTCGTGTCTCCGGGACTCGCATTCATGGAGGATGCAACTTACACCCCTGATCAATCCCCCTATCGGTACGTCGATGACCCCGGTGTGAGTGGGGTTGGTGCGCTTGTGCTCACCCCCGCTCCTGGCGCTATCCGCATCGACGTGATCGAGTGTGCGCTCGTGGACACGGTACTCGAACAGAGCAACCGGGACATCTTCAACCCCGCAACGGGTCTGTTCACTCCGTTCCTGGTGGACAAGGTGAAAGCTGGTCAGCTTCAGTACCGCATTCGCAAAGGAGCACCCGGCGGAGGCTTCCCCGGAGTGGTAACGGGTTGGCTACCTCTTGCGGTTGTCAGCGTGCCTCCCGCAGCTGCAACGTGGGATGACTGCACTCTATGGGATGTGCGTCCCCTTCTCAGCGCGTCAAACAATGCTCCGTTTGTCGCTTGGTTGCAAGACACCAACGCTCAGACACATTGGGCAACCGGAGCCTGGAATGCCGGACTCACGCAGTTACTCATTACGGGCAAGATGGTTACGGGGCTTGGACCATACAATCAGTCGGGCTTGCTGGGCAACCATCCCACCGATAAAATCTGGATTGACCTTGCCGACCCTGATAACTGGGCAACCGGAGCCGGACCGGTTGCGGGATTACCCTATTACCTCTGGGCACTAACTCCGTTCAACCTTCCGGGGTGGAGGAAGTATTGTGGGACGTCGCTGTCCCCCCGGAGGCCAACGGGCATGGCAGGACTCATGGCGCTGAGCATGGTAGCTCCAACGTCTCGTGGTTTCCCTTCGTTGCCCATTGCTCCTCCTGCCGCGACTGGCCTCTTGGGTAGCACTCAGTTCGGAGCTATTGCGGCTTGTGGTGTAGTGGACTCGGCCGGGGTGGGACTCTCGTTCATCTCGGATGGTGATTGGGTTTACCATGGCTCGGGCCTACCGTCGGTGATTCCGGTTGCCTCGGCTCCCGTGAATGGAGCGGGAACTACCGTCTACACATTCGTCGACAACCTCGTTTACCCGGCGAGTTCCCGTGCTATCAAGTTCACCACGGCAAGGGTTTACGTAGGAGCTAGCCCGACGAATGGCTATATCTACTACATCGTTCGGGTCGTCGATACCACAACGGGGCATGACATTGCTGTTCTCAAGCATGGGTCCCAAGCCATTCATCTTCCCGACGGATCGGGAACGGTGAACATTGAGGTTGAGATTCCGTTCTTCTTCAATTATACCCTTGTGGGTACACGACAGATTACGATCGAATACATGACGGAATGGTCTACTGCGGTCCCTGCGTTGTCGGCGGAAATTGGTCTCGTCACTGCGTGGAAGATGACTCTGTAACGAGGGGCAATCATGGCTGAACTTGAACGCAAAGTGACGGTGTTCACCGAGGTTGAGTTGGCTCAAGCGCTCATTGAGGCGTACGAGGTTGTCTTCAAGGCCAAGCCAACCACAAGGGTCATAGTCAACGCGTGGAGTCAGTGTGCGCTCGAGTGTGGGAGAGATGGCAAGGGCAACATCAACACTTGCCGCAACTATAACCTAGGCAACATCACCATCACTCAGGCACAAGCCAAAGAGGGGCGGGACTACTGGGCACTGAGGTGCAAGGAGCAACTACGAGACAAGACGGGGAAGCTGACGGGGGAGTGGAAGTGGTGTGATATGAGGTTCGCCTCCAACCCTACCTTGCGCGAGGGGGCCATCCACTACTGGACTTTTTTCTCTGCCGCAAAGCGCAAGGTTGCGTTGGATGCCATGCACACGGGGGGACCGGCGGAGTTCACCGCGGCACTTGCCGCAATCTGGTACATGACCGCCGATCCAGGTCACTACCAGAAGGGGCTTACCAATCTGGCCCAAGTGGCGTCTGCTTCGGTGTTCACCGCGTTGGCTACCAAGGACCCTCCCCAAACCCCCCAACCAGAGCCCCTAAACGGCTCTGTAGAGGCTCAACCCCCCTCACCCCCTACCCAACCCGCTGAGCAACCCCCTGAGCCCGTAACGGGGCATCTAGGGGGGTTGCCTCTGCTCGTACCTGAACGGGAAGCCGCTAGCCTAGAACCTACTCCCCAACTCACTATCTCTCCGTGGACGCGCTTCGTAGTGTGGCTCGTTGGCTTGCTTGCTTCAGTGTTCAAGAAAGGTCTGCCCGAGGATGGCAATGTGTCCCGCAAGTGAGGCCGATTGCGTCATGCTTCCAATCATCCAGGACTTGAGCACAAGGGTTCACGGCCTTGAGAAGTCCCAAGTCGCCGAGGGGGAAAAGACCCGGGCGGGGTTGTCCGGGTTGTCCACCAAGATTGACAGGGTGGACAAGAAGCTCGACCGGGTAATTGAGGGGCTTGAGATAGGACAAGTGGTTCCCGTCCGCACAAGCATCCCGTCCCATCCTACGAGGGATGAGCATGTAGCGGGCAACGGCAAGGATCGTCCACTGTTGAGTTGGAGTGCGGACGAAGACACTGGCATGCATACCGCTCCGGTGTGGGCGGGAAGGGCAAAGGAAGGGGCCAGTATTCTGGAGGTTACAGATCGGGAACGACAACGCCTTGCCATCGAGAACGCGTCTCTCAAGGCATCAATGGCAGAGCGGGAGAAACTGGTCTGTGTTGCGCGGGAAGACCGCAATCGGTCAAACGAACTGACGCTCAAGAAGTGGTAGATAGCAACCGGGCTCGTCACTACCGTTCTCGGGTCGGGCGTCATCACCCTCATCGTCTCTTACCTGTTAGCGAGGTAACATCCATGAAGCTCGATACCAGTCCAACCGGACCCCTCTCGTTTCTCTACAGCCGAAAGGCATGGGTGGCTGTGGCCGTTGTGGTTGCGTGTTCGGTCCTGTTCTACTTGGGCAAGATTGACGCACAAGCGTTCACTGACGTGCTGAAGCATATCTTCACCGTATGGGTTGGAGCGATGGCGGTAGAGAAGGGGGCAAAGGTCATCGGAAGCAAGGTGGAGAACACCGTCGTTCAGAACAAGGAGTCAGACACATGAGCCGGATGAACAAGACCATTGCGCTTGCTGCATTGCTGATGATGACAGGGTGTGGTGCAAGCTTCAACGAGGTATGCACCAAAGCAATGGGTGTTACGAGCCAGTTGCAGAGCCAACTCGCAGACGCGCAACGGGCTCGATCACAACTCGACAAGAGTGGAGTGCGTGACTTGCTACCCCCGGACAGGCAAGCACTCTACGACAAGGCCGTTGGGATGGCCGATGAGGGGTATGCATTGGCCGTTCGTGCACTGGCAACAATGGAGGATGTGTGCTCCCCGCCTAGCGTGCAGAACGCAATTACCCTCATCGTCAAAGCTTGGGACATTCTCGTTCCCATGCTCGGACTCATTGGGGGAACGGGGACCCCCCACGTTGATCCTCCGTCAGTGTGGCATCAGGCCAGGAGTGCACAATGACCGATGGTCCCGCGTTCACACAAGGTGGCAAGGGGCTTGGATGCGTGCGTATGTGGCAACGCGACGCTAGGGCCAAGAACTTCCCGGCTCATGTGCTGATAGGGGCGGGTCTTACAAAGGCTGGGGTGGACATGTCAGCACATGTCTTCATACCCCCTGGGGAGACCTTTGCCGACCAGGAAACCCTTCAAGAGTGTGGGGGTTGGTCGGTAGGGGGGGTTGTCTACATGGTCCAATCCACCATGGGACTCAAGCCTGTAAAGCCAAGTCCCTCGGCCATCTACTATCAAGCAAGGGCTCGCGCCTATGGGTACATCAGTGTGTGGGATGGAGGTTGCAATCTCAACGAGGCTTGGAAGGCTCTACAGGAAAGGGGCATTGTTGAATATGAGGACTGGCCTCATGACGTGCGAGCCGTCAACAAGGCGCGTCCCAGTGCGTATCGCAAAGCGGCCGATCACAGATGGCTGGAGTATCGGTGGGTATTGAGTGGGGGCTCGTCCCGCACGAAAGAGGCTTGTGCGCTACTCAGTAGTCGCAAGCCTCTTTCGGTGGCGCTAACCATTGACCAAGGGATGGAAGACTGGCGACCGGGAATGGACCCTTGGGTGCGTAAGGGACCCATCATTGGCGGTCATGCCGTTCAACTCGTAGGCTACACTACCCTCCCCAACGGCAAAGTCGTGTTCATCTACGCCAACTCATGGGGCAAGTTGTGGGGGGATGGTGGGTTTGGGTTGCTTTCCCAAGAGGCATTCGAGTCTCCTGAGACAACCTACATTGCAACCCCCGTCATCGATCCGAGGCTACTATGAAGCTGAACCTGATTGTTGCGTTGGTGTTGGTAGGGTGTAGTCCCTCTCCAGTCTCCCCCGCGAAAAGTGCTGATTGTGAAGGGGCTTGTGGGCAACTCGCCGCCATTGGCTGCGAGGAAGCCAAGCCAAGTCCCAAGCACGGAGTGGAGTGTGCTGAATGGTGCATTGACTACCACGCCGATGACTACATGCCCCCATGGGCAAAGTGTGTGAGTGAGGCAACTACGGTGGAGTCCGTGCAAGCGTGTGGACTGGATTGTAAGTAGCCCCCTCCCGCCGCAATACGTATTGCGGTCACTCCTCTCTACCGCTCCCCCGCCAAGCTTCACACCCCTCCACGTTAGCTCCGTTCCAGCGCTTAGCTAGTACCTTCCACGCACGGGGTTGAACGTGCTTTGCAAGGTAGATGTGGGTAGGGGCATCACCCCCCTCATACTCATACCGATACAGGTTGCCCGCTCCGTGCCATTCCGCCAGGGGGTCCTTCTTCCAAGTTCTGGAACCGTAGGCGCTACTGATGGTGATGGGGGAATCAAGGGTTACCCTGGTCATCTCGGGGTGCTCCATGCGAGGACCAGGAGAGGGGCAATGCAACACTCCGCCCTCGTAGACTGTTGTATTGGTGGCCTTTGCGGATGTGTAGGGGGGAACAATGCGGGAGTGTACAAGCATAAGCAAGGGCATTGAATCTCCGCCCATTGCGGCTCGCTTGGCGTATGCCACCCAAGGGTCAAGTGTGGAGACACTACAGTGCAACCCATCAAGCAGGATGACGGCATCCACAAGGTCCCTTGCGGGGGGGTTGCGCATCACCGTATCGATAAACCCCCACCCCGCGGAGAACGTAACCACTGCAACTTTGCCGTCCACCTTACGTGCCTGAAGCCATGCGCGGGGGTTGGTAGTGAACTTCGCTCCCGTCTGTTTGAAGGTGCTACTGGATCCGCCCTCCAGTGCAACAATGGTGGGCGGAGAGGCAAACAACTCCTCCGCCCAAGTCGTGCAAGGGGACGTGTTTGAACAGTTGAAAGCGCACAAGATGGCATTCTTTGACATGGTACTTTCTCCCTCTTAGACTACGCGCTAACTGTTGCATTGCGGCATAACTAGGGGGTCATGCTGAACATCATAGTAGACAACCGCTTGCGGTTCGATGCGTCGGTATCACCGAGCGTGTTGCAGAGTATACGCAACGCGTTCACGCATCAGAACCCCGCATACTACAAGAAGCGTGCAATGGGGTTCTACCCCGGAAAGGAGAGTGAGTACATTCACACCTACGAGGAGGATGAGGAGGGGTGGTTCAGCGTCCCCCGCGGAGGCACACAGACGTTGAGGAAGGTGTTTGGAGAAGCGGGAATCAGGTACCGCTTCACAGACCGGAGTTATGAGGGTGACCCCATTGAGGTTCCCACCCACAAGCTCCGCTTGTACCCGTACCAAGCGGAGGCCGTCGAGGCTTGCTACGAGCGGAGAAACTGTTTGCTACGTAGTCCAACGGGAAGTGGCAAGACCACGGTGGGCATCAACCTCATAACCAGGGTTGCTCGCCCCACCATCATCATCGTTTGGTCAAGTGCTCTTGCCAAGCAATGGATTGACCGCTTGGTCAACGAGCTAGGACTACCACCCAAGAGCATCGGGCGGGTGATGGGAGGCAAGGTGGACGTGCAACCCATCACGGTTGCAATGCAACAGACGCTTCACTCCCGAACCCCTGCTAGCTTAGGGATTGACCGTTACTTTGGGCTCCTCATTGCGGACGAAGTGCAACGGTTTGCAGCTACCACGTTCAGGGAGGTGACGGAGCCGTTTCATGCCAAGTGGCGAATTGGCATCTCTGCGGACGAGACGCGCAACGACGGCAAGGAGTTTCTGATCTACGACGTATTCGGACGCGTTGGGTACGAGATTGATCAGGCCCCATTGGTGGATAGTGGGTACATCCACGACGTGGAGGTGAGAGTCATCCCCACCAACTTCCGCGCTGACTGGTATGCCACCAACAAGGACTTCACCGCACTAACCGACGCAATGGCGCTGGACAAGAAGCGCAACGAGCTTGCCATGCAAGCGCTGGATCGGGCATTCGCCGACGGGTCCAGCGCCATGGTGTTCAGCCATAGGGTAAGGCATTGTCAGGTCCTTGATGCCTTGTGTGCTGAACACGGCATAAAGTCAGGGCTAATGCTTGGAGGGGTGGAATGGGCCACAACGTTCGACGCTACAGGCAAGGGGCTCCGGGAAGGTACTGTTCAAGTAGGCATTGGTACCATACAAGCCATCGGGCAAGGCATCGACGTTCCTGCCGTTGATCGGGGGGTCATTGTTACCCCCATCACCGGCAATCGCCAGCAATTCGGACAGGTCAGGGGGCGCATCTGTCGCACAACCAAAGGCAAGCATAGCGCCATCATCTACTACCTATGGGACCGCCATGTGTACGGGTTGTTCGCACTTCGCAACCTGGCAAAGTGGAGCAACACGGTCACGGTCCTAGACGACAGTGGAAGGCTGATAGAGGCCAGTGAG